CCTTTATCTTCCAGTGATGCTTGATCTGGGACAAACGGGACGTTATTCACGACCTGTAACATCTCCATCACAGTGGCATCACCATTGGTGGCCTTATTGGGGTGCATAAAGGCAATATCATCAAGCTGAACACACCACTGACTAGATGTAAATCCATCCCAGAAATTCGCATTTGCGTTCCGGATGAACTTAAACTCACTACTCGTTGGTAGACCAAAAGTCTTACCATACTGGTAGAAGAGCATCTTCGTCAGCGTGGATTTACCAACAGACGATCCGCCAAACAACAACACCGCGAACGGTGCATCACGCTCTTGCAAAGCTGAACGCTTCGTCACTTGGTGGGCCTCTATCAAGCGCAAATCACTTACCATGGCACCAACGAGTTTCTTCTCACTAGTCCCCATGCGCACAGCATGACGGTAAATGGCATCGCCCTGTTCAATATGATCCTTCAGATCAGCAAGGAACCCAAAATAGGTAAATCCATGATCTTCAGGAGCATTCAGGAAGATACTCTGTCGCTTCAAATCCTGCGCCTTATCGAACCACTTTTCATATGTGGAACCAGAGTGGTACAGTGGATCCAACGTTCCCGTCTTCATACACTGCAAACCACGCTGTAAAAGGAACACCACAGTGTCAATCATCGTATGGACGAAATCAACACCCATGGTGTACTTCCTCTTCAGCATCTCTGCCTCCAACTTGCTATACCGCATATTGTCAAAGGTGATTCCAAACTTTTGGAAGATTCCAAGACTCAAGACATACATCATGGCCTTGTGCAACTTCTTCAGAATGGGCGCATTGCGCAGTTCGTCAAACTGCGCCATCTTCTCCGATACACCATTCAAAATTTCTTCCAAACCTTGTGATCGGAACTCCCAATCCCCAGAGAAAATGGCTGTGAATTTCTTCACAATCAAATCTGCATTCTCTTGACGAAAGAGCAAACCTGGGTTTCGGAGCTTCACAAAAATTGCCACCTCCCGAAGGATATGTGGCAGGTCTTGTGCACTCACCACGCCATGATAAAGGAAACAAATGTCCTCTATCAGGAGTGGGATATAATCATCTCCACAAGTCTTAGTCAAGCCCTCAAAAAACTTTTGGGCAGACTTGGAGAAAACAGCACAACCGCGCATATAAGCGCTAGTGTTGTCATCACCAGACTGTGGTGCCATCTCTCGGATGACTGCACGCTCACATTCTGCAACGTGCGCATAGGTGGGCAACAAAATTGCACCGCCTACAAGACCGAACATACGGACGGTCAACGTTTCATCTGGGTTCACACCATAATAACTCAGTGGTAACTGAGTTTTCTGGAGCAAACGTCCACGCACATAAACATGTGCGCGCTCTGCAAGAGAATTGATCTCACTCAACTTAGCCGAAGCATAGTGGGTGAAAATCATATATCTCACTGCATCATATACATCTGTGGTAAATTCCGCATCAATCGTCATGATGGCGACATTCGGGAAAGCCACATGCACGCGGGTTATGCGCGTGTTCAACTCATCGTAACAGCAGTCTGTACATGTCACGGCGCTGACCAAGGTAGGGCAGCATCTATTCCTAAACTTCTCAAATTTCTTCTGTAAGTTTGTAAACATTGGTGGGTTGCCATGCTCATGCGTCTTATTTCGCGTCCTTAGCAATTGTCAGGACGTAGAACGACATTAAATGTTGATCAGCAACTAGCTCAATTTCAACAAGTGCCATATTAACTATGTCTTTATCAGCCTAACTAGGCGGAGCTGTAATATCCAGTTCGTCGGAGTTATACAATATGCTCCCTCGTAAATTACTGTAAAGCTTAAGCTTCATAGAGGGCGTCTATCTTTAACGCAAAGAAAATTTCTGAGATAACTTTCAACTCACTGCAACATCGATAGATGTGTTTCTGGTTCTTTTCACGGAACCATATTAAACAACGTATGTAACAGATTTATGGGTCTTCTGCAGACCTGGAGTAGCAAAAGCTAGCTATTTTACAAGCCGGTTTATGTCCAAAGATATGCTGGCAGAGCCAAATTCAGGTTAAAAACCTCATGATGGGATAATCAGTAGGGATCAAAGGGCAGACCTCTCTCAGTGGTAATTACCACTATATAAAGGGGGGTTACAGATCTCATCTTATTTAGTGATTAGATAATTCTGATACGCTAGATTTATAAATACAATGCATGACTAGCAGTTCATGCAAGGAAGAAAATTTCTCCATAGTAGGGTTCATCGATCGCTCACAGCCTCATTCTGACACTGTGAACATCTTACTAATAACTACTACTTGATCAAATTCAAGAGTGAATAATTGTCTACAGCCTCATTTCGACACTGTAAA